AATTAGAAAAGTTTGTGTAGCGTTTTACCTCTTTAAGCGCCCCCACAACATCCACCAAGTTCATCAAATCTTTGGACACTTCAGCAAACTGAGTGCCGCCGAAAAAAGCCTCAAATGCTTCAGGGCCATTTTTCTTAATTTCTGATAGGCGTGTCATAAATGTTGCGATACTAAACTCCGCAGCTTCTCCTACTTGCGCCCCGGCTCTTTCTCGACCAAGATTATAAAGAGCGGAACTAGCAACATCTCCCCATTCTTCTGGCGTAAAGTTTTCGCGTAGCCGCTGAAGTGCTTTAATGCCCTCTTTCCCCATGCCTTTTGCGGAAGTTAAGAGATAATCAAATGCTTGATTGTCAGCATCAAAACTTCTGATTTTGTCAAAAGTTTTCTGCGCTGTATCCGCAAAAATAGCCCGTTCTGTGTCAATAGCCTTTAGCTTTGCACCTAATTTGGGATTAACACTATTTGCGGCAATGGCAAGATCATCAGTAATTGCCTTATAAATATCATCTACCATGCGATCATAATCGCCTTGGGTGCCTGATATTTTTTTGCTTCTAATCAGCCGAAGTTGTGTTCTTAAATCTCTCAACTGTTGGAATGTTATATTGCCTGTTTCAGCAAATTTGCTTAACGCATCATATTTTTTAACTAACGCCAACAACTGACCTGTAGGCTGTGCATCTTTTGGAAGTTCTGCAAGTTGGCGAAGAACTGGTTGCAATGCCGCATTTACAGAAGTCATTTCAGTTACAACTGTATCTGCGCCAATTTCTTCAAACACCTCATCATATTTTTTTGAAAAACCATCTCTAATGCGCTTTTCTGCGGCTTCAACAGATTTTTTCAAAGCCGCACCGGCTTCATTAGGGGATCTAATTTGCCCCATTCTGGAAGAAATGCTCTGCAATGCGCTGTCTAACTGAACGATAACCCGCTCAGCTTGTTTTTGTAGAATCGGACCAGCAGTAGCCATTTGCTCAAATCCAGCGCCCATGCGCCCAAGCATACCCTTGCGGCCAACGGCTGCGGCGACCGGCTCAATCCCAAGAGATTCAAACTTTGCAATCAGATCGGACGCCGCTTTTCTGCCACCTGTTAAAACGCGCTTGCCGCCAGCAGCAATCAACGGCCCCGCCGCTTGTCCTGTAGAAGCCAAACCAACGCGAACGCCGGTTTCTGCAAATTCTTCAATTAAAGGTTTTGGCGCTCTTTCACGACCGGCAAAAACGCCCATTGACACATCAAAAAGACGTGCGCCGACTTCAGTTCCTATGCCAGCGCCAATGACCGCAAGTGTCGGTGACGAAACCACCGCACCGGGGCCAGTGGCAAGACCGGAAGCAAAACCGGCAGCGGCACCTAGACCACCGGCAACAGTTTCAACACCTGTTTTTGCAAGACTAGCAACGTCTCCAAAATCTAGTCCCGGTGGGTTATATAGCGTAAATTTTTTAGTATCTGGATCAAAAAACAAAAAATTGTCTTCACCGTATGGAACTGCTCCTGGGTAATAATTGTCCAGCGTTTTGAGTTTTTCTTCTATGGTTTCCAATTCACCAACAGCCGCCCTAACCAAAGCTGGCGCACCGCTTTTGCTGTCAATGTTTTCCCGTTCCCAAGACTTGTCCGTCTGTGCCTTTTTGGCGGCGTATGCTGGGGTGCTTTCGTATTTAGCAATAATTTGCTCAAGTTCTTCTTGAGTTACATCAGCCGGAAGTTTGAACCTTTGCCCTTCATATTCAAATATCTTCACTTGTGGCACTGCGGTCGGTGCAACAGGCGATGGCTCTACAGGCGTAGGTTCTACGGCAGCAGGTTCTTCTGCAACAGCAGGTTCAATAGATGCTGGCTCAACTGGCATATCGGCAGATGCCATTTGCACCGGCTCTGCCTCTACGTCCGGCAACACTTCAGCTTGCTGCTGCGGAATTATAGCAGAAAGCGCACCAGCAACCTGATTTACATCAATCTGACCACCAAGAAGGTCTAAGGTTTGCGGCTCTGCCATGTTACTATCTGCCCATATTCAGTGTGCCGTCAGGATTTCGCGTTATAACCACAACACCGGGTTCAATCGGTTTTTTTTCTGGCGAACCACCAGCAGCGACTGGTGCGCCGGGAACGGTGTCGGGCGCTGCTGCGGCTGGCGTCGGGACTGATCGAACACCACCAAAAATGACTTCGTACCTGTCTCCGGGAAGACCTAAAATTCCGCGAGAATATCCGGTGTCTTTTTGGTATCCATCAAAGAACCCTTTGCTCATTTCAAGGGCTTTTTGCCCAAATGCATCTGCGGCTGCTCTGGCTTGCTCAATAACAGTTGCGGTTACAGCTTGCGCGCCTTCTGTTCCGTATCTAGAAACCGCTGCCTTGATAGTCTCATATATTGGAGAAGCCCGCTCTGCGAGTGCGATATCGCTATCACGCACAACTGCGCCTTCGTCGATCATTTTAAGATACGTCTGCAAAACGGCCAAGCCCGCCAGCTCATTTCCGCTCTTATATTCTTTATAAGAACTTTGAACTGTGCTGATTTTCGTAGACATATCAACAGCGGATTCAATGTATGGTTTCGTTCGTTTAAACGCCCCACTTTCAGTCAATTGTGATGTCGCGCCACTTCCATCCATTTTAAAATCTTTATTTGGGTCGGGCGCTTCAGTTTTTGGAAGTTCAATTCCAAGTATTGCCGCCTTCTGATCCACTGTGGCTTTGTCAGGTTTGATTCCGAGAGCGTCCAACGATTTAGCGATTTTATCACCCGGCCCGTCTGACGGTGAAAGGTCTGCCCCCACGACAAAGTTCATGGCTTTGCCCGGATCAACTTTAAGGCCGCTTGCGACAAGACGGTTGACCGTGGCCTCACGCGCCGCCATTTCAACGCGAGCTTTGTTTTCAGCCTGTGCAAAATTAGCTATCTGTCTGTTGAATTGATCTCTTTTTGACGGGTCGAGATATTTTCCAAGGACCGGGTTGTCTAAAAGCAAGGCGCGCGCGTCTTGCCAAGCGCCGCGATTAAGCAATCCAACGACGCCCTGCTCCATAACTGCGGAGCGTCCGGCGTCACGAAGGCTGCGTTCCGATGCGGGGTCCAGCGCTTCGGCATATTTATTGACAATAGCGTCAACCTGATCGAACGAACTACGCAAGGCTTTAGGGTCGCTGGCAACCATTGCTGCAATAGGCGCGATTTCGTTTTGGGCTTTCCCAGTTATAAATTTGCGCTGTTCAGTGTTTTGATACTGAATCATCTGATTAGTGTATTGACCAGATCGGCTCCGCAGGTTTGATTCAAGCTGTGCCCTGGCGTTTGCGCTTCCGCTGAAATTGTTCACGGCCAGCATAATCCGCTGCTCGTTCTCAGCGTTAAACCTGCCTATCGTGTTAGTTTTGGGATCGAGAATATTTCCCGCCTCAAGTGCGGAATTATAGGATTTCAGCATGTCTTGCTCAAACTGGTCGATAGACACCGCAGAGCTAATAATATCCTCACGTTTCTGAATGCGCTCTGCAGCAGCTTCAAGCGCGGTGGCAACCTGCGTAAACCCCTCACCGGCCCCACTAAGCGGGCTGGTCGCAAGAGACAATGGGATAGCCTGCATCCCGGTACCGCCGGGAACAGATGCCCTGCTTGTGTATTTCGGAACCATTGCCATTTCTCAAAAACCTCGTTCTGTAGATATTTCGCGCTCAGCTAATTTGTCAAAGACCCATCTCAATAAAATTATCAATAAGGGCTAACGCCAAAATAGTTATTGGTTAAGGGTTTAATGGTTGTGGGTTTAGCGGTCGGAGAAGAATACTTTGCGCCCATACTAGCAACCGAAGACGCGCCTGTCAGAAGCGAACTTGCGGCTTTGCCTTGCGCCGTTTGTTTCGCCACTTTTCCTTGGAATCTAGCCAAATCCGCGCCCTGCTGCCCTGCCCTGTAACCCATTTCGCCGCCGTATCTGATCGCGAGGTTCTCAAGTTCCGCTTCTTCTGCGCTCATGTCCCCAATGTCGCCCATGTCCAGCAATTCGCCGCCTGTAGCGGCCATAGAAGCCCGCTGACTGCCCGCAAACAACCTTGCCTGACGTTCCTGCGCCTTGGCGTCGAACTCGGCCTTCTGACGCGCTGCAATGGCCTCGTTCTGAGCAATCTGCGCGTTGTAATTAGCAAGGTTCTGCGCCGACTTGCCCTGCTGAATTGCGCCTACAGTGCTGACAACCGTGCCTGCGGCTGCGGTGCCCTTGGCCATCAAGGCCATTGTGGCCAGTGTTTCTGGTGTACACATATCAAACCTTCGTCGTATTAAGTTCTGGCATAATCGCCAGAATGGTAAACGGCAGCGGCTGGTCCTGCACCAAGAAAATATACCCGTCCTTGTCCCAGTTGCGCGGAAACTCCACCTCTTTGTCGCCCGTAAACAATGCCGGTGCTTCATCCATGTCGTCTGCGCTGGACCGGAAAGGGATAATATCCAAACGATCTGCGCTTGGGCCGTGCTTTAATCCAAGCGTATCAAAAAGCCGGTATGTAACCCTGGCAATGCGCTTCTTCTTACCCTGCGCCGTGCCGTCACTTGCGCCAGCTTCAATGCGCATAGTTTGCAGAGTTGATGTATATGGCAATCCAACATGGACAACTTCATAAGAGCCGTTCAGCGTTATCGACCCGCTAGACACTGTGCGGTCTGGGTGGGCTGCACCATTTGCTAACACCGAAACAGTTTGACCTTCAAGATGACTCAAACCAAACACCGCCGAAACCCCGCCGCCGGTATAAGTAAGCATGGAGTCGAGATATGTGGCGTCTGTCGTGTTCACTGTAACTTCAGGCATACCCGGCGTTAGAAATTCAATGTACCGAACTGATTGGCCGTTGATTGTGCGTTGGATCACCGCCCACAAATCATCTTGGCTTCCGGTCGTGTTTGGGATGACCGCAACGCTTTCAACTTTAGCGTCTGCCCCACCTATAATGTGACGATGCCAACCCACGACGTCCTGTGCCCGCTCATATGTCATGCCGACAAGAACGCCGTCTGTCCGAACCAGCCAGACAATGCTGTCTGGTTCTTGCTGATACGCCATATCAACAATGCCGCCTTCCGTAATGTGCTCCGAAAGGATAGCGAGGTCAGGCGCGGTGTATGCGTCGCTTTCAAACTGGTAAACGTATTCCCGGACCTTGCGGTTGGCACGTTGCAAAAACAGCACGGAGTTGCCGACCTGCGGAGGCGTCACTGCGGCGCTGCCAAACGTAGTCTGACGCACGACACGCGTATTCGTGGGCGATAGCGGGCTGTTTTGATCACCTTGCGATACAATAAACTCACCGCCAGCCGTCCCAACGGACAAAACCTTACCGGCCCGCATCCATCGGATCGTGTTTACCTGATCGGTCGCAATTGTGTAAACAAACCCGCTATCGTCCAGGACAAGCCCGTCATTATCGGTCGGGGCGTGGTTGTAATAATCAGCAGAAACAGAGAAGAACATCGACTGCGGGCGACTTGTCGTGGCCGCCCAGACCAGCCGCTGCTCGAAAAACGTAACGACTGACGGATAGCCTGTCGTTTCAGAAAACGCGCCTAGCCGCCAGCCCGTCTGTGCCGTTGTGGCAGAAGCATTTGGTCCGATGAAATCGGCGACCACGTGCGTCGTATCTGTTACCGCCGTGATCTCAAAATACGTCCAGTTGTTTGCCGCGTCCTCAAACCGGATCAGGCGGCCTACGTCTGTCGAGAGAAAGCCAGACCCATCGTTGATTCCAGTGACCGCAGAGGCCGTTATTGTGATTCCGGTGCCAGACGTGGCAGAAAGGCCGAACGTCGTGTCAGTGGCGTTTACGGCGTCATATGGGCCGTCCAGAAACTGAATGATGTCTAGCGTCCAGTTCGTGTCACCCAACCTGGACAACGTGCGCGGCTCGTGGTTCTGGTGAGCTATATACAGGACATCAGCAGACTGCGTGATTACCAACTCAAACAGCTCTGCCTCAAGGTAGGGCGTTGCTATTTCGTATGCTGCGCCAACATTAAATTCTGCAGCAAACACCTCATCAAACGGCCCAGACTCAATCTGACCATAGTTTTTGTAGAACCGAACGTACTGATCGCCAAATTCAATAACGTAAGCCTGAGTGGCGCTAAACTCGAACGGAAGAATGCGAGTCTTTTTGCTGCTATCTTTCACTTCGGCAGAAAAATAAAAACCGCCCCGACGAGATGCTGGACCGTGTTTCTGGACGATCATATTCTCCAGCGTCTTGCAACCGTTAGGATATTTTGCAAGGTCAACTCGGCCTTCTAAGCGCGGTGAAAATTCACCGGCAGTAAAATTCGTGAATATTGGCGCTGAACGCGGCATTACGGTCTACCATTAACGCTTACGCCAGCACTCCCGGCGTAATTTAGCCGACTATCCAACCATGTATCTGCAATAATTTCGTGATAGCCGCTTTCCTGCGCATCCATCGAGCGGGCATCTGCGATCTTGCGCTGATAGATTTCCATCATGTTCGAATACAGCGTATTGCTCTCCGACAATGTGACGGACAATTCCGCCGCAATGCGGGCAGACAACGCTTCGACAAACAGGGCGTCGAACAAGTTCACGTCTTCAACTCGCGACAGATACAGAATCTTTGCGGTGCCTTCGTTGGTCAGCAGCTTGCCGCCCTCGATCTTGTAGTACATCCCCATGTCTTCCATCCGCAAAACCCGCAGGCAATCAGATGGGAGGTTATACTGATACGAGAACTCAAACGCAGGAGCCGTGCTGTTCTGCGCCAGTTCAACCCGGCGAATGGCGAAGTTCCAAACATGGTCGCGGATACTAGCGTCGCGGACCTGCTCATAAATGAGATTAGCGGCTCGCGCCGCTTCACTGTTTTCAGTGAGAGTTAAAATGGCGCTTGCGCCGATTTTGATCAGCGCGTTGTTTACAATCTGAACAACTGAAGTCGCCATACTTACCTCTGATTAAAGTATGGGGAGGCCGAAGCCTCCCCAACCTTATTACGTTGCGGAGAAGTACATATCCACAACGAGATTGCCCGAAGCTGGCAAATTTGCAGCCGAAATCGTGATAAAGATTTCTTCGTTTGCAGTCGCCGTAGCAGTTGCAGCGTTTACACCGAAGATTGCCGGGGCATTGGTAGCGGTCTGAACGGCGGCTGCTTTGTATTTAGCAACTGCGCCAGATACGCCAATGGCAATCTGCGCCGAACCCAGCGACGTGTCGGTATTAACGACGCCGTACAGGAACGATTCACCTTCGGTTGCTTTCGCAATAACGATGGTGTCCGAAGTCGTCTGAGCGGCAAGCGTGATGGTGGCCCGCTTTACGCGGACGTTACCATCGACAACACCACCAGACGGAAGGCTAACCGGAACCGCGGCGAGTCCGGCCATTTCTGCGCTATAAAGTACAGTCATTTTCTATGCCCTCCTTATTCGGCGCAAAGGATTTCAAGAACACGGGCTTCTTCCATGCGAGTGCCGCCGATGCTCATTGAGCAAAAGACCTGCGTTGCATAGTTTTTGTCCGCACGTTCCGAAATCTTCGTTGTCATGTCAGCTCCGACGCCAAGAAGCAAACCTTCACTCTGGAATGCAAAACAGCGGCGATCACTAGAACCATCAACAGGAACCAGCTTGGTGCCGTCAATACGCTTGCCGTTCACGGATATAAATTTAAATCCGAGAAACGAATCGATCTCACCGCGAGCAAGTGCCTTGACAGTATTGAAATCTGAACTTTTGATTTCAGTCGTGTTCAAGAGATCGCTGATCTGCTCAGACGTACAAACAATGACGCGACCATTTTCAGGAACATCGTCACCGTCCATTGTCTCTTTTGCCGACAGCAGCTTGGCAAGCGTAAGTCCGGTAGCACCAGCAGCAATAGCCGTCTGACCTGCAACGGTAGTTCCGCCAGAAACGCCGGTGTAGGCATTTCCAAGGGCCGCATCAATCAGAACTTCGTCCATCGCACGACCCATGCTCATGGCCGCTGCGCGGGCATAATCAGAAGTCGGATCGATCAGCATCCTCACCTTGTCCTCATTGTCAATGAGGTCAGCCCAATCAAAATCTTCAAGACTAACGCGACGACGTGCGTGAGGGGTGTCAACCCTGGGGGTATCACTGTGGCGGCTCGTCCGACGCTGTGCGGACGTGGCACCAATCTGCTCGAAAAAGGCATTTTTGCCGGTAACGGCTTCTTCGCGAACTGAACCGCGCAACTTAGACCCGTCCTGCTGGACAAGGTGCTGGACGTTGGCGCTGTACTGTTCGACGAAGGCCGTTGTCACTTGGATAGACATACGGGTTCTCCAATAAAAGTTGAAACAGTAAATTTAGGGTTATCGTCTGGGACGGCCCAAGCTGCCTTCGTGCTTGTGCGGGTTCCGCAAGGAATTGTCCACCTATAGAAAGGCAACTTGATTGTATCTTATTTTTGTGAATGTGCAAATAGCAAAAAAAACCCCGCGTTACACGGGGTTTTCTTTAGTCTTTCTTAGGCGGACGCCCTAGCTTTGGCTTGTCAGTTTTAGTTACCCAATCATAATACATCTGAGCAGCCTTCACTGTTACATCAGGGCTTCCGGTCTGAGCAAGTTTCAGACATTCTAGCTTAATGACATATTGGTCCATAATTAATCAGTATACGCTTGATTGAACAGTGCCTGAACTTTCTTAACCATAGAATTATGTTCCGGGTGCCGCTTATCTGTATAGGCCGGGTGAGACATAATTGTCGCCGCTTCAGCCCTAGCTTCCTCTGGCGTCAACGCCATCTGCGTTCCGCCGGACATTCCAGCCAAATCCTTGTCGGCCATTGTCGTCTTGGCAATATTAGCAAACGCCCGAAGAACATCAGGATCATTGCCCATGCCACTGGCTTCCATTTTCGCTGCCAGTTCGTCGCCGCCGTATTCAGCAAATGCTTTGCGGGCAAACTCCAAGTTTTGATCGTAAGCACGACCCCACTCCTGACGCAAAGAAGTTTCGCCCTGTTGCATAGATTGGTCAATGATACCTTTATAGGATTCATGTTGATTGCTCATGTTGCCAGCTTGCCATGCTACAAGACTTTTGACCTGCTCGGCGTTAAGGCCCAGCCTGTGCGCTTCCTGCTTAAACGACGAAAGCGTTTCATCGTTAAACTGACCAGCAATTTCTTCTGGCAAATCTTCCGGCAGTTCAATTTCGTATTTTTCAGGGCTTTCAGGGCGACCAAGGAACTCGTAGACGTCATCCCAATCGCTATCCGTAACTGGCTTTGCAATCTTATCTCGCCCAAGGTGAGATTGCAGATTGACGTAGGATGCCGCTAGGCTATCCACATCTTTGAATTTCGAGAAACTTGGATTGTCCCGAAGGTCTTCTGACAACGACGAACGCCAATTATCGTCGCTGGTCTCTGTAGTCTGTGTCGGCTCACTAACTGCTTCTGCATTATCTGCCGTTTCGGCAGGTGCGATATCGTCAGGCATTAGCCCCAATCTCCTGTGAAAGTTCTAAGAAACGTTCCGGGGTTTCATCAAGCGCCGTAAGAATCATTAACGCGACATTCCTCATGCCTTCGTTAAAGGCAGCATTTTCCAGCGCTTCGCCCGGAACAAACGAAGGCCGCAGAACACCACACTCACGACAAATATGGGAAAGAACTCGCTTGCCTTCTTCTGATCCGAAGACAAATCGAAAGTCGTCTTTGCTAACCTTGGACAAGGTTTAACCCAGCCTCCCCTGCTGTTTTTGCCACATTCGCGCCCTTTTGCATCATTTCCATAACTTGAGCGCCCTGCATCATTTGCTGTTGCGCTGCTTGGGCTTCCTGCTGCGCTTGGATTTCTGCCATCAATTCATCGTTAGATTTTAGCAAAATTGGCGGAACGCCGTTGAGTTCCGCAATGTGGCGAACAGTATCCGCGCCTTTGATAATCTGGGCAGCTTGGGGGTCGATACCAGCAATCGGCCCGACAAACTCAAGCGTCCGCATAATCCCCTGCGTCTCAGTCTGGCGCTGCGCTCTAGCAAGAGGCGATACATATTCAATCTTTAGTTCTTGCTCTGCAATAGATTCAGGTGGCTCCGGTAGGCGACCAGCGCGAACCAAAACGCCGTAAATGCGCTCTATCATAGGCCCAAGGAACTCTGACTGAAGGCGTCCCAGAGTCGGCCCTAGCAACCGCAACGTGCGCTCTGTGCGCTCGACAACCTCTGTCGCCGTCATGCGAGGTGCGCCTTGGAATTGCAACTGGTCAAGGAAGAACGTTGTGCGGATGCGTTCACGCAGATCGTTCATCATTTCGTAACTGAGGCCAATGTTGCCACCAGTAAGCAAAGGCTCAATCCGCGCACCAGAAGATGCACGATAATAATTCAATCCGCCCGGAATAGTGCGAACCGGACCCAATACACCGTCATCCGGCACCAGCAGCGGCGGGTCCACAACTTTCTGCGCCGCTTTGATAGTGGTCTTCATAATTTCCTGAAGCATCTTGATATCAGGCAGCGCCGTCATGGCTGGGGAACGGCCAAACACTTCACCAACAGTCTTTGACCAACGGCTGACCATAAAAGGCATTTCATCAAAACCGCCTTCAGCCAAAACGTGCTTTTCTTTCTCATCGATGTAGACCGACGCGACCGGCAGCATGGTTGCTGCCTTTTTGCCCTTATCAATATCGTCACGCGGGTAAACGCAATGCAACAACTCTACTTCTTTATCGAACTCTTGATTCTCATACATTTTTTGAATGCGCGGAGACAGAGACTTTTCTCCCCACTTCTGCACGATCTGGCGGACGGTCATCTTGAAACTGCGAAAAACCGTATCAATGATGCCGTCAGCGTTCTCAGCAATGAAGATTTCATCAATATGAATGGCTCGGAAACTGATCCCCTCACGGGCTGATGGCTCGCCAATAAACATGCACGCCGTGCCGATAGAGCAGAGCGACAGATAGTATTCGTGGATGTGAGACGGAAAAGCTACGGCTGGCGCAGAAAGTTCTGAAAGAATTACATTTGTGGTTTCTTCAAGCCACTGCTTTGCTTCAGAGTTATCTGAAAAATCATCATTGTCTTTGATGCGAAGGCTAAACCAGTTGGACGCCGGGTTGGTCAGCATTCCATGCAAACCGGCAGCAAGCATTTCGTTAGCGTGTATGGCTGTGCTGTCGTAGACAAGCGTGGTTCGCTTGTCGCCTTTGGAACGTTTCAGATTAAAATCAGAATCGTTAGGCAGAACAAAATTTGTCAGATCCTGCCAATGTGATTCCCACGTCCCGCGTTGTGCTTTCAGCTTACCTTTGCGTTTAACAAGGTGGATGACTTGTTCTTGGCTAATCATGCCGACCCCTTAAACGGTTGGAAGTGCAAATGCTTGAAAATTAAAATCTTCGACCGTTACAGCGGCGGTTGATGTTTCATTAGTAACATGAATTTCAATGTAATCGTTTACACTCATCAGTGCGCTACCCTGCACCACAACTGCACCTAGTTCTCCAGATGCGGTAACTTTGCGGCTTACAAGACTGGCGTCCACCAATGAACCGGACGCTCCGCTGTCGTCGTAATGCCAACCCTTGAGCGACAAAACCTGATTATTAGACGCCGCCGACAACGAGATGGACGCGCTGAACAACACAATCCTATTCGGCGCACCAATGTAACGCAACCGCCCGGTGTCAGTGCTGTTATTGTCAAACAACAACTCATTGCCCGAAAGCGCCGTGGTCCCAGAAATCTTGTAGTAAGTGCCAGCGGCAGCAATGGTTGTGGCCGTTGCGTTGCCCTGCATCGAGCATTCGCCAAAGCTGGGACGCAACGAAACAATCAAATCCCGCATATCGTTTGCGGTGATTTCGTTTGCCGCTTGCCCGTCTTGAAACAGAGATGAAAGCAGCGTTGCCGTTGTGCGAACGGTGTCAACCATTACTCACCAAGCAGCGTTTTTTTGCCGCCTGTCTCCGTGTCACCGGCATCTGAACTAGTCAGAATTGTGGATGCACGTCCCTGTGCGCCAGCAGCGCGACGACGCGCCATCTGTTCAGCGGCACGGACTTGATCGGCTGATTTATCAGGCGGTGGAGGCGGAGGCGGTGGCGGAGCCGGAGCCTTTGGCGCAGAAAAGATACCACCCATAGCTAAAGCCTTTCAAAATTAGATTTATTCAATTTATTTATATCACAGATGTCGGTTTTTTGTAAATGGTGTATTTTTCGGTGTATCCGAGCCGCTCGTATAGCTGCCCAGTCCTGTCTGGCGTGATGCCCGCCGACACGCCTAGCAGAGGCTCTCGAACGCCCTGCGCCTCGCACCAAGCGGTGTATTCCTTGACCAGCCGCGCGCCTATCGTGCCGCCCCGGTGCTCAGGAACCACATAGATCGCAAGGTCGCCGCTGGTCAGCTCATTGCCGAAGAAATGCGGCGCAACATAGCCGCAGCAAAATCCAATGATGTCGCCATCGCGTTCAACAACCAACGCAAGCCACGCTTCAGGATTGCCCAGCATCGTCTCGCCAAGCTGCCACAACTTCTGAGGATCAAAGTCCAGATTCGCATATCTGCTTTCCTTGTGCATCTCCGCGCCCAATACCAGAAGAACCGGGATGTCCTGCGCGGTCATGGGTCGAATCACTTGTTGCCTTTAGACTTCTTTTTGCCGCCCTTGGACATGCCCATCTTGCGGTAACCTTCGGTCAGCAGGGTTTTGATGCTGTCGCTCATTTCAATCTCCAATCGCCACGGCCTGACGGCCCCGGTAGTCGTTGGTCTCGTAGCTCATAACGTTGTAATCCATGTCAGCCACCGCTTGCTGGCGGTATACCTCGTTGCTTTTGTTGACCAGCTTTGGAAACAATTCGGTAAACCCCCAGACCATAGCATCAACCCGGTCGGGTGATCCATCGCCTTCGTAACCGGACGCCGTGATCTGGCACATCTGGCTTTCAAGCTGCGGAAACGTGCCAACATGGTGGATGCGGCCAAGAGCGTACAGGGCGCTAATAGGTTCTGCCCTGACGTGCTTGCCCCGTGTCGCGTGTACCTCAATGATGTTGATGCCGGGGCGGACGCTGTTTAGAACGTGGCGGCACATATCGCCGCCTTGGTTCTTCTCAATCACGATCCCGTCAGCATCATATCGGTCGTACATAGCGATGGCCCGCCGCGCCCAGCGTTCCGGTGCGCCCTTGGTCGTGCCATCCTCCAGCATATAACCGTGGCCTGATTGGCTAGATGCCACTGCCACAATACCGTGTTCGTCGCTATGCGCCTCGCTAGACACCGCCGGGTCAACCGCGATCAGGATACGGGACAGATCGTTAGGCAACTCAGTTTCACGCCCTTCGTTGATGTCCCGCATATTCCAGATTGCGCCAACCGCTTGCGGTTCGTAATCGCCCAGCCAAATGTGGCTATACCTGTCAGGCCGCAGACGCCTATCAAGCTCTCGCTCTGCTTCCAGCTCTTTCGGGAACCACGGGTTGCTATCGTAATTAACCTGCACAACCGCCGCGCCTTCTGGCACATCGTCGCCGCGCAAGAAATTATCAACCGCGTCCATGCGGTTGCGCGGGTTCCAGCTAAAATACATCTGCGAACCGGGTGCGCGAATTGTTGGCCGTAGAAGTTCCAATGATTTCTCTGACAGCGTTTGTGCTTCCTCAACCCAAGCAATGCGGAAACCTTCCAGCGATTTTATCGTTTCCGCCGTGTGGTCCTGCATACCCATAAATATAACCAGACCGCCTTGCGGCGTTTCAATGCGGTCATGCATGACCCGAAAACGGTTCGCAACGCCTAGTGCGTTGATCTTGTCAGCGATCAATCTGTAAGCCGATTCACGCAGGGATTTCTGCACCTCACGAATGCAAACTGCGCGGATAGTCGGGTCTTCAATCATCCTATCCACAATGCGTTCAGCAAAATGGTGAGACTTGCCAGACCCACGGCCTCCATGTGCGCCGAGATAGCGCAAATCCGGCTGAAACAATGGCCGAAATGCTTTAGGCGTCGGGATCGTTAATTTTGCCATCAACAAAAACCCGTTCGATTGTTTCGATCTTGCCGGTATGTTCTATCTCTTGCTTTTCCTTCCAGCCCATCTGCGTCTTGGCCCAAAAGATAGCAGCCGCCGTGTCGCCGCTCATAACCTTGTTGAACAGCGTCCCGCCGACTTTGGCGTTCGCCAGTATCTTACTCTCGCGGATTTCCTTCTTGAAATGCTTGGCGAGCGTATCCGCATCGATGCCGTCGCGGATCACCATAGCAATCTGCTCCTGCGGTATGCCTACAGCCACCATCTGCCCGACTTGCT